AAAACTTAATTGGTCATAGAAATAAAAAGATATATTTTTATGGTTTGTTATAAATTCTACATTTAAATGTTTTAAATCATTTTCAATCCATTGTGTTTCACTATTTTTAGAAATATAATCTAACATAGAAGGATAAGTAAAAATATATTTTTCTGTTTTATTTTCATTTTCTCTTTCATTTTCATTTTCATTTTCATTTTCATTTTCATTTTCATTTTCTCTTTCATTTTCTATTTTTATTTCTTTTTCTATATAATTACAATTTTTACATTTAGCAAAATTACTTTTTTTATCACTTTTTAAAGTCCAGCCACCAGATAATCCTAATGTATTAAATAAATAAAATTTTTTATTATCACTAACATTATCATTATTAACATTATTACTAACAAATGTCATATATGTAAATTTACCTTTTGTTTGTATTGCCTCTATTTTTAATGGTAATGCTTTAATTAAATCAGTATAACCATCAAATGCTTTTTTTTTATAACGTCCTTTAAGTAGATTTATATGAGTTATAGTTTTACCTATTACATTTTCAGATAATATATCAGCAAATTTACGAACTTCTATAACTTCTGGCATTGTTATAATGATGATAGTTATATATTATTTAATTAGTATTTATATATTTTTTATATTTTTTTATTTTTATATTTATTTTTATTTATTATTATTTTTATTTATTTAAAAATATATTTTTTTTAATATAGAATAATTAAAAATATAAAATCATAGAAATATAAAATTACAAAAAGTAAGTATGGATACTAATACTAATGACCGTATTATTTGGCATTTTACATTAGGAATATCAATAAATACAAATAATGATAAAAATAATATAAATAATGAAATTAATTTTAAAAATGCAATAATTGAAATCACAGATGAATTAACAAAATATTCTGGTGGATTAACTTATAATTACTCTTATGGAACTTGGGATAGTAGTGATACAAATAGTATTTATAATAATAATAATTGCGATTATAATGATAATGCTATTATTGAACGTAATTTAAATTGTATTATATCTATTATAATTTACAAAGAACATGCAACAAAATTATATGATAATGTAAAAATAATTATTCAAACAATAAATAATAAATATAAGTTAGGAATGAAATACATACAAGCAATAAAAACTATTGGAACAGCACATCATTTTATAATTTAATGAAAATAGATGAATAGTTTATTTTTTATTATAATAATATAAACAAAAAATTATAATTATATAAAAAAATGAAAATAAAACTAAAAATTTAATCTAAAACTAAAATTAAAAGTAAAACTAAATCTAAATTATATTATAATTTATCATAAATATAACTAATAATAAATATAAAATTTAATTTAATATATAAAAGACATATCTATTTATTATTTTTTACTATACTATAAAAAATTGAAATTAATAAGATTAAAAATTTAAAAGTAAAATAGAATTATAGTATTAGTAATACATTATATTATTAATAATACATTATAGTATTGATAATACATTATAGTATTGATAATACATTATATTACTAAATAATATAATAAAATGTCAAAAACACTCGTTGTTGTTGAATCACCTTCAAAGGTAAAAAAAATACAATCTTATTTAGGTGATAATTATATAGTAACAAGTTCTATGGGTCATTTTAGAGGTTTAGACCCTAAAAAAATGTCTATTGATATTCAAAATAATTATACACCTGAATTTATTGATATATCAGGTAAAAAAGATATTATTTCAAATCTTAAAAAATTATATAAAACGTGTAATGATGTTTTGTTAGCAAGTGATGGTGATCATGAAGGTGCAGCGATAGCACATCATGTTTTTGAACTTTTAAAAGTAAAACCAGAACATAGAAAACGTATTATTTTTAATGAAATTACTCAAAAAGCAATTACCGAAGCAGTTATTAAACAAGACTTAATTAATATGAATGAAGTTCATACTCAATTTGGTCGTATGTGTCTTGATAAATTAATTGGATATAGTATTTCACCTTTACTCTGGAAGGAGTTTTCTAACTTTTATTTAGGTTGTGGACGGGTTATGTCGCCTATTATTAAATTAATTATTGAACGTGAAAATGAAATTGCTAAGTTTCAGTCATCTTCTTATTTTAAATTAAATGCTGATTTTGTTCTAGATAAGAAACATTTAACAGTATCTAAATTAAATAATAAATCTAATAAATCTAATACATTAAATAATAATACAAATATTATTAATACAACGTGTGATGATGAAATAAAAGATAAATCTATTATTGAGAAATTATATAAAGATATTAAAGAAGATAAAGCAACATTTAATATTAAAAGTTTAACTAAAAATAATTCAACTCGTTCTCCACCACCACCATTTATTACAAGTAGTCTCCAACAATCAGCGAGCATTACATTAGGTATGTCTCCAGATACAACTATGAAAGTAGCACAAAAATTATATGAAGCATCAGCAATTACTTATATGCGGTCTGATTCAACGGCAATTGCCGAAGATGCTATGAAATCTATTAAAACACAAGTTGAAAGTAAATTTGGAGATACTTATTATAAAAAAACAACTTATAAAACTAAAAGTAGTTCAGCACAACAGGCACACGAATGTATTCGACCTGTTGATTTTACTAAAGAAAGTGTATTAAATATGGATGGTTTAACATCACAACACAATCGTCTTTATCAATTAATCTGGCGTAGAACACTTGCGTGCCAAATGACACCTGCTACGCTTGAAATTAGAACTATTAAAATTTCTACTGAAAGTAATAATACTAGTAAAAAGAAAGAACAACTTGTCTTTACAGGAAAACACGAAAAAGTTATTTTTGAAGGCTTTCTTAAAGCCCAAAATTATCATAAAAAAACTCAAAAAAAATTAGATACTGATGAAGTTGAAAATTCAACTGGAGATGAAGATGAAGATAAAGATGAAGATGAAGATGATGAGACTAATGATAATGAGACTAATAATGATAATGAAGATGATGAGAATGATAAAGACAATGAAAATAAAGAAGTAAAAACAGCGAATACAGAACATAATAAATATTTAGAAACAATATATGATACATTGAAAAAAGGAGACCCTGCTTTTGTAAAAATGATGACGTGTAATGAAAAATACAGTAAACCTAAACAAAGTCGTTATACAGAAGCATCACTTATTTCAGCAATGGAAAAATTGGGTATTGGACGCCCTAGCACCTATAGTTCAGTCATTCGTAAAATTCAAGATAAAGACTATGTAGAAAAAAAGAATTTACCACCTAAAAAAGTAAAACTTACAACATTAAATTATACTTATCCCGATATTATTAAAATAGAAACCAAAGATGGTAAAGTTGAAGGTGATAAAAATAAATTAATACCGACAAGTTTAGGCATTATGATAAATGAGTATTTAATTACAAACTTTACAGATTTAATGGATTATAACTATACGGCAACTATTGAAAGTCTTTTAGATGATATTGCTGAAGGCAAACAAGAATGGCATAAAGTAGTAGATACAGTTTATTTAAAATTAACACCTATTATAAATACTTTAATGGAAGCATTAAAAAGTCGTAAAACACTTAAATCTGCTGATCCAAAGGCTGATTCTGATTCACGACGTTCATTAGGTTTAAATCCTCAAAACAACATTCCTATTGTTGCTATCAAATCTAAAAATGGATTTTTAATTATAGAAGAAAATCCTGATAAAAAATTAGCACGTTTTGCGAGTTTTACATCTTCTTTTGAAAGGATGACTCTGGATAAAGCATTAAGTTTATTAATTTATCCAAAAAATTTAGGTTTGTATAAAGAAAATGATATTATTATTAAAAAGGCGAAAAATATTTATATTTCTTATAATAATTCTAATTATAGTATTGATAATTATATGAAAGCCAATAAAAATTGTATTATTGAACCAGAAACACTTACTCTAGAAGAAGCACAAACTATTTTAGATTATTATGAACAAGCAAAGATTAGTAAGGCTGAAAATGATAAGAAAGATATTAAACTAAATACAGATATTATAATTAAAGTCGGGTATTATGGTCCTTATATTAAATATAAAGGCGACCAAAATATACCTTTACCTAAAAAATTAAAAGATATTTATGAAACTATTACTCTAGAACAGGCTTTAGAAGTCATTGAAAAAAATAAAGATAAACCTAAAAGAGGTGGAGGTGGGCGTAATAAAAGTGCTAGTAGTGCTAAGCCTAAGCCTAAGAAGGAAACAAAGCCTAAAAAGGAGAAGAAAGAGAATGTTCCGAAACCTAAAAAGGAGAAGAAAGAGAAGGAATCGAATGCACCGAAACCTAAACCAATTCAAATAAAACAAAAATAAGTTGTTTATTTGTTATATTTAATTTGTATACTTTATTATATTTAATTTATTATAGTTATTTTTATTTTTTATGTTTTTATAAGAAAATATATATATTTAATATAGTTATACTAAATCAAACATAATAAAATATACAAAATAAAATTAAAAACTATAAAATCAAAAAACTATAAAATAAAATAAAAATGTTTGAAACTTTATCTGTGTTTGTAGATGATATTACCTCTTTTGAAGTTCCAATACCACTAGAATTTCAAATTGTATTTATAGTAATAATAATTATTGCTTTATGTGTGGGGGCATATTTTTTAAGTGATATGTTTGATATATCTACTATGAAAGGTGGTTTTTCGTGGTTTATATTTGTTGCTGTATTAAATTTATCAACTCTTCTGGCTATTTTTATTTATTATAATACAAAAGAAGGTTCTTATAAAGGAGATATGGGTAAAAGGGGTAAAAAAGGAACCATAGGAAAAAAAGGAAACTCGGTAAGTTGCAATTTTTGTAAAAATAATATTTATCTTCAAAAAGTAAGACAATCTAATGTAATATGTAAATTAGATAAAAAAGTAAAAACATTTATACCTATATTTGAAAAAGAAACATATTTTAATAAAATTTTAGAAAAAGGTAATTCTATTGATTATGATTCATTTATTGAAAATATTATATTAGAAAATTCATCATCAGCATCAAAAACATCACCAGCAATAGATAATTTTAATGCTCTAATGACTACAAACAGCATTTCCATATTATTAATTAAAGCAATTAATGAAATTAGTAAAGCATCATTAAATACTTATGGAACATTTAGAAATCCTACTGGTAAAACAGGTTATTTACCTATTGGGGATAGTGTTTATGGAGGATTGGAAGGCAGTTTAGAATTAAATTCATTTATGATAGATGGTAATATAGTATATCCTAAAAATTATACACAATTAGTTTCTTTTAAATCTCATAATGAAAATACTGGAGATGTTGATACATATACAATATGGAGACCAGAAGGTCAAACAATAAATGAAAAAGGATTTAGAGATGAACTTGAAGCAGTTCAATACAGTGCGTTAGGTGATCTTTGTAGATTTGGCACCACACCACCAAAAGATAATGAAGCAGCAACTATAAGTATGGATTGTTTAGAAGAAATAGACCCTAGTGATTTAACATTAGTTTTTGTATATGTAGGTAATATAGATGTTATAGATGAAAAAAAAATAGATTATACTAAATCAAATTCCTATTTAATAGAAAATGAACCATTAAATGATATAGAAGTATTTAGTGTGTGGAGAACACCAATGAATACATTTCTTACAAATTGTAATTCACAAAATGAACTTACTAATAACTCACTTTTTTATAATATCATTAATAATTTGAATAGTGCTCTAAATAAATATGGTAATATAAGTTCAAAAGCAAAAAAAGAAATTGGTATTAAATTAGAACAAATACAAATACCTAAAATTATAACTGCATTAATTTTATGTAAATATTATGAAATTGAATTATTACAAGAAATTGTTTATTATTTTAATCGTTATAGAAACACAGTTCCGGAATTTAAATCAATTAATACATCAACCTCAACATTAGGAGATTTACTTAATAAAATAGATAAAACTAGACAAAAAAATGAAGAGTTTAATGCTGAATTACGTAGACAAGCAAGTATTAGTTTAAGAAATAATAATAATAATAAAATAATAAAATATGATGAAACGAAAGAAAAACATTTACCTAATATGATTTTAAAAGTATATGAAACCGCACAAACTAAATTATTAACTATACCAGTTCAAATAGAAAATACAAATACATTATTAGATGTTATTAATTTAATATTTGAAAATGGTTTAGAAACAAAGATTGCTGTTGATAGTGATGGTATCGCTCAAGGTGGTGTTTTTATGAATTCTATACAAGAAATGTTATTAAGACTATGTAAAATGTTAATGCCTCCAAGTAAACCTGCTTATACTGTCAAAGATGAATGTTTAGGAACATTTGCTCTGGATAGAGAAAGAGAAGAAGTCATTCGATTATTTAATGAAGTTAAAAATATTAATTTTAAACTATATGAAAAAATTGTTGATGAATATGTAAAAGTTGAATCTGTAATGCTAAATGTAAATCAACGTAATGATATAATGAATACACAAATAGGACAATTGTGTGGACATATTGAAAATTATCTTGATAAAATAGCAAATAGTAATTTAGAAGAATTTACAACCACGCGTGTAAAAGGATTAATAGAAATATACAATAGTATGAATGAATATTTGAGTGATGTTATTTCTAAAGTATAAATAAAATAATTTAGTAATCTATTTAACTATAAATTTATAATAAAATAATTTAGTAATATTAATCTATTTAACTATAAATTTATAATAAAATATATAATAATAATATAAGATAAATTATAGATAATAAAAATTATAAATAAAAAATAAAAATAGTAAAAGTAATAAAAGTAATAAAATAATAAAAAATGACAAAAAAACAAGTTTTAG